ATCATTAATTGCTGCCATAGTCTTAGGCCCGATAACTCCATCAGCCACGCATCCGATTGCCTGTTGTAGCGTCTTAACGCTTCGCCCTGTTCCTGCATTAACGGCAAAATCAAAGACCACATAATCTAATCCTTTTGGTAGGACTTCACAATAACTAGGATTCCAATACTTTAGTTTATACATTGAACCGACTTTTTCAGGGGTCAAGGCTCGCATATCGGCTTCGGATACAGGATGCCCCACAAATTCTTCCCAAACACGCTTAGTAACGCCTAGGTTAGTCATTCCACCTGAGTCTAGGGGGTCATTAACAAAACCGCCCTCGTGCTTTAGGATGCGTTTTAAACACTCCTCAAATCTCATTTTTTAAGGTTTGCCATAATGCGACTACCAAATAAGAATCCAAAGGCGATGTTGGCAGCTTCCAAACCAATATTTTTTACAAAAAAATCAACTGATAAAAACAAAGTAGAAAGCCCTGCAATAATTACAATTAAAGCCCCAATGTAGCGAGATGACGCTCTTAAGTCTATAACCCATTGGCTGGGTTGACCAAACGGGTTATCGAGCTTGGCAAGGGCTTCTAAACGGGCAATTTCGCTGTTATCAAGCTGAATCTGCTCGGCAATAGTGGTTGGGCGAACTCCACCATTAAAACGCCCTATAAGCTGTTTAATGCCTTCTACGCCTACTGGAACTAATGCCCCGATGATAGTTTCTATAATCACTTAGGTAGCGACCATCCATGAGTAGATAGGTAGGCATAACCTAGACCACCGACAAAGACATAAAACAATGTTCTTAGTGAGAACCAACCAAACTGGCTTACTTTCTCATTTAACCATTCTTTAATGGCTTCTTTAACTACTTCTTTTTGGATTTCGTTAGACATTTTTCTTCCTAACTGTAGTCTTTTTAACAGCAGGTGTTCGTTTAGTGGCCACTTTCTTTTTAGGTGTAGCTTTAACTTTACCTTCATAATCAGTTAGAAAAGTAAGCCAATGTACCTTTTTGGTGTAGCCCATCTTATCAAAAACCCAGTCAATTATGAACATAATGTTTACTCGTAAAGAATATTGATTGAACCAGCATCAAAGGTATCTGTGCCGTTTACTGTAGTTATGCGAAGTCGGTCAAGTGTGCCTGATAGTGCTTTTGAACCACCGCCTGATAAAGCGTAGGCTGTTCCACTACCATTTAAACCACCCGAAAAAGATTGAATCCATGTGTTAGACCCAATTAATGTTAGAACCAAATTTCCATAAATAATGTTTCCAGCACCTTGCCCACCGAAAGAAAAACCTGTTGTTAAAGAATAAGAAGCTGTAGTTGCAGTTCCTTGAAAACTTGAAAAACTGATATAACTTGATGTATCAATAGAACCAGCACCAATTTGGATTTGTGGATTTGAACTTCCATTTGTACTAACCCCATTTAATATCACAGTAATACGCTTTACCCAACTAGGTATGCTTGTAAAGTCAATAGAAGTACCGCTTGTAGAAGCCTGTGCAGTTCCGCTAACTAAAACGCCACCTTGATACGATGCAAATGATGGGCTATCGCCTGAAATTGTAATAGCCATAATTAAACCTCTATTTGTTTTAACTGCTCAAGCGTTGTGGCTTGGTCAGCTAGTTGGGTAATATCTCTTAGCCGTTGTTTCTCAGCTACGATAGCGGTGGTGTCTGCACCCGACTCTAATGCTCTTTGGAACGCTACATCTTGAGCCTGTAATAAAGGTGTACGCTCTGCTCTTAGGCGGTCTTTAGTAATCGCCTTGGCTTTGTCAAAGTTAATCGTAATCATTCTTGGTACTCCCATGCGTTACGGAATGTTCTATCTGAAGGAATATCGCTACCATCTACAATCTTGTATGGTTTGCCTTGTGGTACATCTTTAGCGGCAATCTGTTCAATGGTTAAACCACATTCAGGGGCTGGAGTAAGAACAACTACACCGCCATTATCGTTTGGGTAAATAATTAATTGGGTCATTTATTTCTCCTAATTAGCGGAAAATGGCAACATTAACATCAAACGGGTCAAAGTTACTAGCTACTGGATTGCGAACTGCAAAACGAACCTGAGTAGTTGACTTTAATGAATATGAGGTGTTTGTAGTAGTAGATACCCCAAAAAACTGAGAAAAAGTAGAACTGTCTTGAATGTTTTGAGATGAAAGAACACAATAATTAGCATCAGGCATTGCGGGAAAGTTAACTGTGTAGTCACCAGTACCATTATCAGCAACACTCGTTACATTTCCACTACCACGAATGGTACAAAACCCACCAGTATTGGTTGTTCCATCAAAATTAACCCATGCACGACATCCGTATGCTACTGCACTAGAGCCATAGCCTGAGTTAAATGATAAATTACCGCTAACAGACTGTGTGCCAGTTACAGATGTACCAGTAGAGGTAACACCTAAAATTGTAGTGCCGTTACTTTGTATATTAAGAGAACCACTTGTATCCGCACTCTGAACCAGCCCTGTGGTTGTACTCGCATTTAGTGTGACAGCCATAGTTATTCCTTATTCGTACAAGATGTTAATTGTGCCAGCATCAAAAGTGTCTGTACCGTTTACAGTAGTGATGCGTACTCTGTCTAATGTTGCAGATAAAGATTTTGAACCACCCACAGTGTGGACATTTAGGCTTCCAGCAGGTGCTACTGACCCTGATGCTGTCCATGTGTTTGTCGATGCGTTTAATAATGTCAAAACAATACTTCCTGAAATAAGGTATGAACCTGACCCGCCATTTTGGAACATAAAGCCACTACTTAACTGGGTGACTACGGTTGCACTACCATTTGAAACAAGAGCACAAGCACCCGCATACCCCGTTGTTTCAATGCCACCAGCATCCCCAATCTGAATTATTTCAAACGATGTGCTACTCGTACTCACCCCATCAAACATCACAGTAATCCGCTTTACCCAACTAGGTATAGAAGTAAAATCAATGCTTGTGTTACTCGTAGAAGCAACGGCAGTACCGCTAACTATTGCACTATTTACATTATTAACAACAAATGTCCCTGTGCCAACTGGTAATGTTAAAACGCTAGTACCAGCAACGGCTGGTTCTTGTAATGTAACGCTACCTGAAGTTGAACCTTGTAATATAAGACTCATAGAATTACCCACCTTTGTCCACTTGGTACTGTTACTGTTACACCGCTATTAATCGTAATTGGCCCAACAGACATAGCATTTTTGTTAGTGCTTAATGTGTAGTTAGCCGTTACAGTTACACCATTCTCTACGAATATTTGGTCACCACCTGCACCTGTTGCACCACCACCAATTTGTGCCCAACTACCATATACATATGAACCCATTACAGTAGCGTTACCGCTTGGTGTAGATAACATTGTATAAGTAAATGTTGTTGTTCCCGTAACTGTAATAACAAATGTTCCACTATAGGCGGCAGGGGTAGTACCCGTAATAAATACAGTATTTCCCGTATTTAAACCATGTGCCGTTGCAGTTGTTAAGGTAGCTGTAGTTGTAACAAATGTAATGGTGCTAATTGTTGCACCTGTGTACGATGTATAACCCTCATATGAATTTAAAGTAGAGTTAAAACGAATCATTCCGCTAACTGGTGTTGCAGAGCGTTGACCAGTTGTTCCATTAGGAATCTTTAATTGCCCTGTACCGCTCATTGTGGTATCGCCCACTACTGTTAAGGTAGTAGAACAAGTAACCGCACCGCCAAAAGTAGGGGTGTTAAATTGGGTAAAATTAATTCCATCACCACTAATTGTTCCAGTAGCAAGGTTTGTTACCTTGTTGCTGTTCATATTTAATGGCCCTGTCATTGGGGTTTGACCATCTGCGGCAACCGAGTCGGTCATAGCAGAAGCCAAATCATTCATGGTGTTATTAGCCCATGTAGTCGCAATGACTGTACCTGATACTACGGGATTACCCGCAGGTAGTGTGTATGTGCCTGACCCGTTTCTACTCATTTTTGCTTCCTTTTTTCAATTCATCTGCCATTTTACTAGGCGAATAGTTGATTGATTCTTTAACTTGCTTACTTATTTTTTGTTTTTCTAAGGCTTCTGAACCTACTTCTACCATTGGCCCAACAAACGGTATTTTATTTAAAAATTTGTTTAAAACTTTATCCATTGCACTAGCAGTATTAGCTTGGTTAATGCCTTTAACTGGAGAATTAATAGCAATTACAGTTTCTCTAAGGTTTCTAATCTCTTGTGCGCCTTTTTTACCAAGTAAATAGTCTAATTTGCCTGATTTATCTAAGTTTTTAACTATTACATCAAATTGTTTAGGATTAAAGGTGCGTTGCCCCAAAGAATCAGTTTCAATGTTGCTAGTAATTGCACTTCTAAGGTTTTCAATAGTTTGACCTTTTAGTTCTGCCCAAGCTTGTTGACCTTTTTCAGTCTTTTTAAGGGTATAACCAAGAGCTTTCAAACTATCTAAATCAGATTGCATTACTGAACGGTCAAATACTTTTTCTAAAGCTACAACTCTATCTTTAGTATTTCCTTTTTTGCTTAATAAATCATCAATTAACCCAATGTTTTCAAATTCATTGGCAAACTTTGTTCTTAATCTTCTAGCTTCTTTAAATAAATCACCGCCAGCATTTTCTGTAGCAACATCTATCATTCTTTTAATATCACCACCAAATTTCATTTCAGTTGCATCTTTTTGAGATACATCTCCTACCATTTTGCGTACTTCTTCTAATTTATTTAGAGTAATTTCACCATTTGGAGCTAATTTTTTTAGCTTCATTTTGGCACTATCAATAACTGTAGCATTTAAAGCTTCTGCTTCCATGTTATCCAATGTATCAATAATTCCTTGAACATTTACTTTTTGTTGACCTTCTTCAGAAGCTCTAGCAACATCATAAGCATTTTTAAATGCTTTTCTAGCATTAGTAGCGGTTTCTCTTAAAGCAGTATCTACTGCTTCTCCAGTTGGTCTTAAATAGAATGGGTTGGCTACTTGAGAACCTGTAGCATCAACATAAGCATCTAAATTTTGACCAATTTGAGTATTTCTTAATTCTTGAGCTTGAATTAATGGTCTGCCTACATCTTCAGGGTAGGTTTTCATTGTTTCAGCTTCAAATTGTTGTTGACCTAATTCACGAGTTGCTTGACCTTTACTTAATTTAATAGGTACTCGTAATTGTTCTGCTATTTGCGCCCTTACAATGGCATTTGGTACTTCTGCCGCACCTACGCCCGACATAGTTGGTTGTGGTGCAGGTTGACGCAAGGCTTGTGCAATGCGTGGCCCTGCTTCTTGCACAGTTTGTCCTATTTGGCGAGCTTGTGGGGGTGTTGCTTGAGCCATACGAGCATAACTAGGAATCATGCCTGTAGGCAATACTGGTGGCAGTTTAGACGCTTCAAATGCACCGCCAATGCTTTGCAATACATCTTGGCTTACAGGGCTAGTAGGTTGATATTGAAACTGTTGGGCTAATTCAGGTCTATCTACACGCTGATTTGTGCCTTGTTGGATGTTTTGAACAATACCTTTACCAACACCTAAAAATGGTGCAGCAGCCCCCGTTACCATAGTTGCAGGTACTTCATACAATGATTTGACATAATCCATCATTGTGCGTTTTGGCTCTATTACAGGTGGGTTTGGTACTTGACCTACAACAGTCGGCACATCCGTATTAATAATGTTGCCTTGGTCAATAACAAACCCAGCAGGTAATCCGCTTGATTTTTCTAGAACAAATCCTTGTGGAAGTGCCATTACTTATTCCCCGCTGGTTTCCAGTTAATACCGCCATCCGTAGAAACTATACGCTCACCCGTTGTTGGGTTAGTAGCATATTGCGGTGCTTTTAGAGAGACTTTACCAGCCGATTTAACAGCTTCAGTTTTGGCTTCACCTTGAGTTTTTGTGCTAATGCTATCCCAATCACCTTGAGGGTAATATTTTTTCTGAAGCGCAATCATTTCTTCAATATTTCCTAAACGAGTAGCAATAGGAATATTTGGGTTACCTAAATCGCCAGCAAGTTTTTGATATAAAGTTACATCCAAAACACCTTGAGGGCCTTCAAATCGTGGTTGTTTCATTGTCAAAGCACCTGACAACAGATTTAATCGTGAATCAGCTTTAGATGCTGCACCACTAATACCAAAAATTTCTCCTGTGCCAGTAACAATATTTGACAATCTGCCTGAACTTGGTGCTTCTGAACTTAACAAGTTTGATGCGGCTTTCATTAAATCAAAACTGTCTTTTGCATTTGTTTCATTTTTTGTTAAAGTTTCTGCAAATTTAGCTGCTGCTTCTTGATTTAATTTTGGCGAAATACTTGGATTGTATTGATATTGAGGTTGTATAGCAGGAGCAAATTTAGATGATTGTGCAGGAGCATTGACCATAGGCATACCACCACCAGTTATACCTTCAAATTGCATCCTAGCGGCATCAGCAGGACTTAATGATTTAGGTATTCTTTGTAATACTACAGTTGGATTGGCAGGGTCACGCAATTCAATAGCTGTACCAGTATCTACACTAATAGGAGCACGATACTTTTCACCACCTGATGCAATAGTTTCCATTTGACCAGTTCTAGGATTAATGCGAGTAAGTACATCGCCTTCTCCAAGTTTTTGTGGTTTAAGCATTTCTACTGCTTGTGATTTAAGCCAAGATGGAGCATACGGATTTGTAGCAATTTGTAAAGCTTTTTGATAGTTAGGGCCTGTTGCTGGCGTTCCAGCATCAACTAATTCATAACCTTTAGGTACAGGTTGAGCAGGCGTACCTTCTAATGCTTGGAAATATTCTTTAACAGATTGCCCTTCTCTTTCACGCAATCTTTCAGCCATTTTTAATTGTTCTGCCTCTACTTTTTCTAATTCTTTTTTACCTACATAGCCTTGCAATAAAGGGGTTGCGTACTGAAAAAAACTAGGTGCAACATATCTATTGCCGACCATCTGTCCTGATGGCGTTTGCTGACCTTGTTGCACAAGCAACTCTGCCATCTTTTGTTGGCGAGCAATTTGTTGCTGTTTTAAAAGTTCTTCGGGTGGTAAATTACCGCCTAAGTTAAGCATTGGTTGTGCCATATTTACATTCCTTGAGCGTCTAAATCCCAATTTGCATTGGTTGGGGTTTGACCTTGACCAAATCCACCATAAACATTACCTGAGCCATATTTCATCATGGCTGGAATGGAAGATAAATAAGGGCTTCCCTGATTTTCTTTACGCAACATTTGAGCCATCATCATAGGATTCATACCACCTTGAGCGGTTTGACCTGCTTGCTGAGTCAACCCTTGAGCCTGTTGCATAGCCATATTTTGCATAGCTTGTTGATTTGCTATGTTTTGATAAACAGGATTTAATCCACCTAAGTCTTGTGGTTGAGCCATCTGTTGAATGTAAGGGTTGTACATATTCATGGTAATAGTCCGTAATCTACGACTTTATAGCCGTCATCAAGAGTTCTAACTGCATAAGGGAATACTTGCTCTACTTCTTGTGCCATTACACCAACATGGATACCATCACCTGCTAATGGGTGCGATTTAACTTCATCTTTATATTCAAAGCTATAAAGGGTCAAGCCGTTATCCATAACACCGATTGCTTTAATGTTTTCTTTTGCACGAATGTCAGACATTAATGCTGCACCGCCTAAACTAAATAAACCTTGATTTAGGTTAGCTTGGCCGGCTTGTTTAGCGTTAAAGTCACCCATTTGGGCGTTGTATCCCATCTGTGATGCAGCCAATAAATCAGGGCCTTGCGTTGTTGCTTGGTTGTATGAATTAACAAATTGTGGGCCTTGTACCTGAGCACCTGTACGCACCGCAGATAAGGTGTTTAAAGGTTCGTTTCTTAAGTAGGCTTGCTCTTGTAAGGCTTGTTGGCGGGCTTGTTGACCAACGCCAAATCCTTGAGTTGTTGCACCTAGCAATATATCGTTTTGTTTTTGGTCAAAATTGCGAATGGCTCGGTCATAAGCCTCAGAACCTAGTTGAATACCTTGATTGGCTAATTGTTGCTCTAATCTTTCTCGACTTTGTGCCATTTGTGGGGCAAGGCGTTGCATATAAGCATCTTGATAAGACTGACTAGGATTAAACCCTGTGCTTGGTAATTTGCTTGTATCAAACGGGCTTGCCAACATATTCTCAACATAGCCTAAACCTTGACCTGCAAGTCTGCCTAAACCAATACTAGCTTGGTTTTGATAATCAAGAATTTGTTGTTGTGCAGGGCTTAATGATTGTGTAGCGGTATAAGTAGGGTTTCCATAAGGGTCAGAACCAGTAATATCATACTTAAGACTGCCATAGGGCGTGACTTGATTAACCCGATTAGCCGCAGTAGCGACTCGTGCCGCTTCAACATTGCCTTGTGCTGTCTCTTGTGCCGCTCCCCTGTAATCAGGGGGTGCAGGGGCACTTGGGGCAGGCCCTAATCCTAAAAATCCACCACCACCCATACTATTCTCCCTTGTTTAAAGAGCATCGGATGTTAAGAAACCGACACTCCTCTTTTTTCATAGCCATAATCACTAAATCACCACTCATGTGGGCATCAGGTATTTCAGCTACAACCTTAAAGCCCAAATGTCGGTTTAACTTTAGGGCATCTATGTTATCAGCACAGATTTGCCCTAGTATAACGCTAAGTCCAAGTTTATTAAAGGGGTAATCAAATACCGCCCATATAAAATCTTTACTAGCCCAATGCTCACCAACACTACCAATATGAATCTCACAAGCCTTTGGCATAAAATTGGTATAACCCGCTACTGCTACCAAATTGCCATCTTTTAACTGCCCGATACATTGGGTGGTTTCAGGTAAGGGAAAGTTAAGGATTCTAACCAACCATTCCCCCAAATAGCGTTGGTTTTCAGTCGTAACTTGTCGCATTTACAGAACAGCACCCCTTTCCATTACATAGTCTGTACTAGCCCACCGCACATCAATATCTTGCGTTGCAATACTTAAAATAATACCTGCTGCATAACCTATACCTGTCACGCCTTGCCATTGCTTAGAGATTGTGTTTCCACCGCCCCAATCAAAGTCATCCCATGTAGAAGTATCCCAAACACCCACAGAAATTAAGGCAGGGTTAAAACTAACCTGTCCAACATTGTTTTGGGTGTCAAAATCGGTGTTTATACCGCATAAAACAGTCGGTGTACCATTATCGGTAAAAAGGATAGGGCGTACCATAGTAAATCGTTTTAACTGCCCTCTAGCGTCAAAATAGCTATACGCTTGCTGGCAAGAAGCCTTGATATTGGTGTCATTATCTGACAGTCCATCCCAAAATTTACCAACAAACCCATTACCCCCAAAATACATATCTTCGTCATAAACCTCAAAACAAGTGGCATTAATGTTAGTAAAACTAGCCCAAGCCTTAGTGATGTTGTGCATGACATACTGTTGTTGACCACCAATTACGGGAATATTGAATAACAACATATTCTGTTTAGCGTAATAGTGGATTTGCCAACCAAATTCTGCGTTATAAAGGTCTGCGGCTTCGCTTACAGCGTTGTATATCTTGTCGGTAATGTTAATTCGGGGGTCTAATCGAGAGGATTGTAATGCCCCAGCCAAAGGTACGATTCCGTCTTGGGTAATTAGCAATAAATCTCCACCAAATTTAAAGAAACAGCGTCTAGCAAAGACTTGACCTAATTGCCATACACCAATTAATGACCAATCGGTAGGGTCGGCTGGGTCAGAACCTTTAAAAACAATAGCTTCTCCGTTACTTGTAACAAAAACAGCGTAATCATCAACTCCGTAACCTGCGTCTAGTGTCCAAGTACCCATTGCCATGATGTAACCACCATTGCGAGCAATAGCACCTAATGGGTAGGAAGTTGCAGCACCACTAATAGCGTTAGCACCTAAATACCAAAAATTTAAAGTATTTTCTTCTATGAAATAAAGGCGGTCTTTATGCAAATTAACATGAATTAGGTTACTAGAATCTACACCAGTAATGAATTTAGCAACTGTATATGACCCTAATGGGCTTGCAGGACTAGTAGCTGGTGCTGATAGTGCTGTATAAGTAAAAGTCGTGCCGTTGGTCACAGTAATTTTAAATGTGCCGTTATAAGCAGCAGGGCTTGCACCCGTTATAGTGACTTGATTACCTGTTACAAGACCATGAGCCGAGCTAGTTACTAAGGTGCAAGTAGTTCCTGACCTTGTTAAGTTACTTATTGTTTGGGCGGTGCTGATAGTAGCGTATGTAACCCAATTCGTACCATCATAAATAAGGGCGGCATCTGTTCCGTTGACTGCAACTAAAAAGTTACCCCCTGTAGTAGAGTCGTTTACATACTGCCATCGGTCACTCCCTAATCCTGTCACAGCAGAAGTTGCCACGCCACCACTAGAAACATCATAAATGACGCTACCAGCCGCAGCAAATAGTTTACTTGTACTACCGCCTGAATACTGCATTAGGGTATCAACTTGCCCAGTAATGCCTGTTGCAAATTGGGTATAGCCTTTCCTAAGCTGTATCTGTGATGGGGTAGGGTAAAAGTTATTAAGAACCACCGCATCTAAGGGGTTCATTTCAGCTACAGAATCCCTAGCGTTCCAACCACCAATCGGGGCGGCAACGGAAGCGGTAACTGCCCGTCTTTGTTGAGCTACCGCCATTATGTTCCGTAGCCTGAATCAGGGATGTTAGCGTAACCAATTAAGACTTTGCTTGGGTATGGTGCAAACGATAGGGTAGCAGAGCCTTTGTCGTTGGCTTTAGCAACATTTAAATAACGGAAATAATCTTGTTGTAATGCAGTAGTATCAAACCCTTTAATTTGGAAATACTTAAGTTTTGTACCTAAAACTAAGACTGTATCGTCAAATATGGTTGTATCGGTATCTACAGTAAAGCTGTTTTTAACTGCACCAGCAGCACTTCTAGCCCAGCCTTTTGAG